AAGACACAGCAGAAGTTGGGCGTGGTGGTGCAGTCAGAGAAAAAACGGATTGATGATGTGTTTAAACCAAAAGGCTATACTCTGGACGAATTAGGTGCTGAATATGACGAGCGGCACAAGAAAACCGGCTTTTTAGCCATGAGGATCGGATAAATGAGCGTTACTAAGGCAGTTATTGAAGAAAAAGGCGAGTCTGACCCACGCGAACGGCAGATGTACTGGATCACTGAGCTTAAAGCGGCGCAAAAACGGCTGAGCAAGTGGCATAAACTGGGCGTAGAGATTGACGAGCGGTACAAGGGCAACAGCAAGAACACCCGTATGTTCAAGCTGAACCTGTTTAACAGCAACGTCAAGACACTTATGTCGATGCTGTACGGTAATCTGCCGCGTGTAGATGTCTCGCGTACCGATAAGACCGGCAATGACGACGCGGGGCGTGTTGCGGCTCTGATGATGGAGCGGATTCTGCGCGCTAACGTGGCGAACAACGCCAACTCTTATGATTCCATGCTCTATGCGTCTCTACAGGACAGGCTGTTAAGTGGTCTTGGTGTGGCTAGGGTCAGGTATGTGTTTGAGGAAATGACCGCCGTAACAGCGGTTGAGGCCGAGGCGGGCGATACGAATGTGGTGGCGATGGGTGAGCCACAGACGACCATTTTTGAAGATGCGCCGATTGATTACTACTACTGGGGCGATGTGCTTTGGGGTTGGGGTCGGACGTTTGACGAGCTGCCTTGGATTGCGTTTCGGTCTTACATGACCAAAGAGGAAGTATCTGAACGCTTCGGTGAGGATCGGGCTAGTACGATGGAGTTTAAACAACAGCAGGTTGTGGACTTCGACGACAGCCAGAGCGGTGACACTGACTTGGACTCTGCGTGGCAGAAGGCCGAGGTGTGGGAAATCTGGGACAAGACCGAGCGTGAGGTGTACTGGGTCAATATGGGCTGTATGAAGGTGCTTGACGTGAAGGATGATCCTTTGCAGTTGAGCAGTTTCTATCCGTGTCCTCCGTTTATGATCGCCAACCAGACTACCAGTTTGTACCTGCCAACGCCGGAGTTCTATCTGGCGCAGGACTTGTACAACGAGATAGACAAGTTACAGACGCGCATTGCGATTCTGACTGATGCGGTGAAAGCGGTGGGCGTCTATGACAAGTCATCAGAAGGCGTGCAGAGGGTATTTAACGAGGGCGTCGAGAACGACCTGATCCCTGTGGATAACTGGGCGATGTTTGCCGAGAAGGGCGGGCTTAAAGGCCAGATCGACTGGGTTCCGATTGAGGCTGTGGCTAACGCTCTGGACAGGTTGCGTGGGCTAAGAGACGAGACGATTGGGCTTCTGCAACAGGTGTCGGGTATGTCTGACATCATGCGCGGTAGCTTATCGAACCAGTATGAAGGTGTCGGCCAGTCGCAGATCAAGGCCAAGTTCGGTTCTACACGGGTACAGGCGTTGCAGGAGAGTTTTGCGCGTTTTGTGTCGGATTTGATGCAGATAAAGGCGGAGATTATAGCGCGGCATTTCAGCCCTGAGACGATTGTTAAACAGTCCGGTATAGAGTTCAGCTTTGATGCGGATATGATTCCTGCCGCACTGGACGTTATCAAGAACGAGGACGAGTTTGTCCTGCGCGTCGACATCAAGCCAGAGACTCTGGCGCAGTTGGACTACGCGCAATTGCGTGAAGAACGCTCAATGTATTTAAACGGGCTTAGTACGTTCTTGCAGGCGGCATCGCCTCTGGCTACGCAAGACCCGCGGAGTCTGCCGTTTTTGCTTGAGATGCTGAAGTGGTCGATGGCAGGCTTTAAAGGTGCTTCTGAGATTGAGGGTGTATTGGACGATGCGATTGACGCAATGAAACAGCCACAGGCACAGCAGGAAGCGCAGAAACCTGACCCAGAGCAGATTCGTGCAGAGACGCAGGTTAAACTGGAAGAAATGCGTATGCAGGCGAAGATGCAGGAAATCCAGATGAAGGCGCAGGCCGATATGCAGATGCGTGCGATGGACAAACAGGCCGATATTGAGACAGAGCAGGCGCGTACACAGCTTGAAATGATGCGTATTAACGCAGAAATGGAAGCTGAAATGGCTAAATTGCAGGCCAAAATGGAAGCTGATGTCCGTACCGAGTTCCTGACATCCAAATTTGACGCAGAGCAGGCCAGAGAGACAGCGCAGGCACAGGTTCAGGCGCAGATCATCAAATCCCGCACTGAAATGGCTAACCTGAAACAGCAGAACCGCGTTGATGTGGCGATGAAAATGTTTGAGAAGCAGGCCGATATGCAGATGAAACGCGAAGAAATGGCTAAAAATCGCCAGATGCAGGGTAGCAAAGATGAGACGTAGGTATCGTCAGAATCCAGACGGCACATTGGAGTTTGTAGGAGAAATCCGACAGGCTCCGTATGCCAGTGATACGTTTTGTGCGGGTGACATACCCGACAAGATGAAAGACGTTGAAAGGCGCAAGCGGGATACGGCCAGACAACAGAAGAAAGAGCGTTTAAACACTTTGATTGACAACTTTAACCGGTATGGGAGATAACGATGGGAACGACAATGCGTGACGACTTTGAAAATGCGTTTAACGCGCTTGATGGCGACGGCGTAGAGGAAGTGGACACTGAGCTTGAAGCAGACGCCTCGGAAGAAACGGACGATATACGGGAGCCAGATGAAGAACAGACAGAGGCGGAAGCAGAGACGCCAGAGGCAGTTAAAGCGGAAGCTGACCAAGACACCGGAAAGCCTGAAAAGGACAAAAAACAGGATTCTGCTCAGGATGATGAGCGAGTAAAGATAGACAAAGCCCCCGCCAGTTGGAAACCTTCGGTGCGTGAGCATTGGAAAGGTCTGCCAGACGATGTGAAACGTCAGGTTGCCAAACGTGAGCGTGAGATAATGATGGCACTGGAAACCAGTGTCGAGAACCGCAAGATGGGCGAGCGGTTTACACAGGTGGTGAACAAATACCAACCCGTCATCGCCGCTGAAGGCGTGACAGACCCGATTACCGGCTTTGAGGGTCTGATGCAGAGCATTGCGGGTCTGCGTATGGGTAACGGCACTCAGAAAGCCAATATCGTCGCAGGCATGATTAAAGCCTATGGCGTGGATATTAAAGAACTGGACAACGTGCTGTCGGCTCAGATCAGCGGCAAGCAACCACAGAGTACAGAAGAAGATCGTTTAAACAGACTGTTGGAAGAACGTCTGGCTCCGTATAACCAGTTCATGCAGAACGCAGAGCGCATGAAACAGGAAGCGGCACGTCGGCAGGCCGAGCAGTACCAACAGGAAGCCTCGGATTTCGCCCAGAAACATGAGTTTTTTGAAGATGTGCGTATGGAGATGGCTGACCTGATTGAACTTGCCGAGAAAAACGGTCGTACCCTGTCACTTGAACAGGCGTACAACATGGCTTGTGCGGCCAATCCTGAGATTGCCAAGGCGATGCAGTACAGAAGTTCGCAGACCAATATCGCGGCCAAACGCAAAGCGGCGAGCAGTGTGGTCGGCAAACAGGGCGGTACGCCAGTGAATAACCCCAATTCTATACGCGATGCGCTTTTGCAGGCGATGGAAGGTTGATTATCGGTTTAAACACGCTATAATCAGTTAATAACTATAGGTATTCCGTTTTGCGTCCAGTGATCTCACAGCGTCATGTAAGGAACCTTAAGTTTTTAATGATAAGTGATAGTTCTCAGTGTTTACACAGGACTTGAAGCTGACAAAACATATTATTTTTAACTTTTAAAGGTGAACTAACATGAGTTTCGCAAACGCCAATATCTCTGATGTAATAGCTACAACCATTGAAAGCCGCACCAAGAAAATTGCGGATAACGTAACCAACAACAACGCCCTGCTGAAGAAACTGGAATCACGCGGAAAGATCAAAACTTTCTCTGGCGGTTCTAAAATTTTGCAGGAATTGTCTTTTGCTGAAAACAGCAATGCCGGTTTCTACTCTGGCTACGATATTCTGCCAGTCGGTATCTCTGACGTAATCTC